CTAAGTATACGATTGCCAGCGGTCAACAGTTTGGTGCGGTAGTCAACCGTCTGGTCAACATGGGTTTGCACCTGCCTGACCCTGTCGTAGAGCGAGGAATGGGCTGGTACCCAACAGTACGCGAGACTGTTGCAACACAGTCACAAGCCGCTGGGTTAACCTCATCTCAGGGTGCTGGTATCGTCGCCGCTGTCTCTCCGAACGTGGAGTTTGCTTCTAGGAACATAAAGGCCCTTGATGAGATCCAGAACATCTCGCCCGAGGGCTGGGATATGGTCAAACGTAGCGCCTCCCGTAGGCACCCAACAGGCCATCCCCACGCAGGTTTGCAGATGCCACGGATAACAGAAGTTGGGGATATGTTGAAAGAAGTAGTACCTTCGCTGTCTGGTGGGTATGACCAAGGACTTGTCAAGGCCCACCGCATTCTGCAAGGACAGGAGTGGCGCGATGTCCTTGGAGGGGCACCAAAGACCTTCTCGTTCGCAGATAACATTGATGACCCTGCTTCCCCGCTGACTACGGTGGACGGGCGGTTCCACGACATCATCGCCAACAAGCGGATACCGTGGGACAGGAATCGTGGCTTGGAAATGGCTAACAGGGGTAGGGGACTAACCGGAGTGGGGCGGGGGTCCTATCTAAGGGGTGAGACTCGCTACGACTCTATGGAGCGGGCGACTGACGTTGCGACGGAACGACTGGTTGAGCGTGACCCTCGCTATGCAGGTGCCTCGTCCAAGGACATTCAGGCGACGCTATGGGTCGGTGGTGAGGGTATTGAACGCTCCACGCCAACCAAGAAGGGAACGCCACGGAAAGAAGGAGAGCACCGACGAGGGCAGCCCTATGTGACTCCTTCTGGTCATCCGTTGGAACGTGACTCACGCTTCTGGGATCAAGCATGACCGAAGCATGGGGACTCGTCACGGCGGTACTTGCCAAGAAGTGAGTTGCCCACCTGAAGGTGTTGTGTCGTGTAAGATAAGTGGTAGGAGAAGGAGTACTTGCTTTGATGGATGCACAACCCGTAACTCTTGTGGAAGCCCTAGAGACCTCTCTACGAAGTCCCCGACCCCGTAACTGCCTGTTTGCTCGTGTTCGTGACGGGTTGGAGGAGGAAGAGCAGGAAGCCCTGAGCAGGGCGCTGGACAAAGTTTCTTCCGACACGAACAACGGTCAGCGAAAGGTCTACTCGTCAGCGTGGTTGGCGGGTGTTCTGACCACTCAGGGGTACCCCATTTCTGCGGCTACAATTCAACGACATCTGCGACAAGTGTGTGGTTGCTGCACCGGAGGATCAGCGAATGAGTAGTGTGAGTGACCTATCGAAACGCTTGGAAAAGGGGCCACCAAAGCATGCGATTGGGAAGTTGGCTGACTTACTGGATCGCCATGACATAGATATAGAGGAAATAGGGGACATCAAAAAGGTGTCCCTTTATCAGTCTTTGACCAAAGACTCTGAGGGGGAGGCGCAGATACATGATCTTGTCGGTATTCAGATTTCTCCGGCGTGGGAAGAAGGTCCAAAATGGCCGGTCATCCAGCCCGGACCCGCAGTTAAACTTCCCAAGAGCACTACCACCAAGAAGAAAGCGGCGCTAAAATCCTGTGTGGTCCTACCCGACATGCAGATCGGGTACTTCCGTAATAAGGAAGACACCCTAGAGCCCACTCACGACGAGCAGGCCATCACCATCGCTTTGACTATCACTAAGGAGATCAATCCTGACATGGTGGTGCTGGTCGGGGACAACCTAGACCTCCCAGAGTTGGGCAAGTACCGGTTGTCTCCGGCGTTCCAGCAGACTACTCAGGCTGCTGTGGATCGGGCCACTGAAGTGTGTGCCGCCATAAGGGCTGCTGCCCCAGAGGCAGAAATCAAATGGTTGGCGGGGAACCATGAGGAGCGCTTGACCAACTTCATGTTGGATAATGCCACAGCAGCGTTTGGTATTCGGGTGGGAACCCGCCCAGACAGTTGGCCGGTGTTGAGTGTCCCTAGCCTGTGTCGTCTGGACGACTTTGGAGTTGAGTACCTCGCTGGTTACCCGGCGTCCTGTGTGTGGATCAATGAGCATATCAAGGTGATACACGGGGACCTTGTGAGGTCTTCTGGTAGCACCGCACACGCCTACTTAAAGCGTGAGAAGGTTTCCGTGGTCTACGGGCACATACATCGTAGGGAGTGGGCAGAGATGACGAGGGAGGACTACGACGGCCCCAGAACCGTTATTGCTGCCTCACCCGGCTGTTTAGCCCGCATTGACGGTGCGGTTCCGTCTACTAAGGGGGGCACCGACTTGGACGGACGACCACTGACACGATATGAGAACTGGCAACAGGGACTGTCGGTAGTACAGTATGAGGACGGGGACGGTAAGTTCAACTTAGAGATGATCACAATACGGGATGGCTGGGCGATGTACAGAGGGAAAGAATACTGTTAAAGGTGGTACACTAGGGTATGCTTGATACCACCACCAATGACCCGGTGGACATGAGTGGTCCAGCGGTCTATGAGCGCATCAACCCAGACGAGGTCGTTAGGGAGATGCACGAAGAGGGGGGACTTACAGTCAATCCCCGTACCGGAGAGCGCCCTGAGACTGGTGTCTTCGTTTCGCACGAGGGCTATCAACGTAAGCACGCACTTGAGTCCTTTGGTAAGGAGCAGGTGGCTGGTTACATCAACTCACCGAAGCACCTCGCTGCCCTAACCACTATTGATGCTCTAGTGGGTGGTTGGGATTCAAATGGAAAGGCGTACTTGGATGTGTCCCGAGGATTCCCTGAAACGCCACAGGGGTTTAGTGACTCACGCACCTTTGCGAAAGAGAACAACCAGATCGCTTCGTTCCAACGCTCAAACTTCACCACTGAGTACAACCCCAACCATCCGGCGAACATCGCTCCGGGGCATGTGCTTGCAGAAGGCGAGGCTGATCGGTGGGAGAGCAGCAGCGACCCCCTAGACACCGACCAGCCTATTGTGGAGCGCGAGTCTGACAACCAGCGCGGCTGGATGTTCGGTGGCACGCTGCCGAAGGATTAGATCAACTTGTTGTTGGTCAGGTAGACCAGCACATCCACAGCCAGTTGTTCAGCGATCCCCTTGAGGGTCTTGTGGTGGTCAACGACCAACTTCTCCAGCGTCTCGGAGAGAAACCCCTCAAAGTAGTGTTCCAGCCATCCGTACTGAAACTGGGTGGACAGGTCAGCCGCGATCTTGGCGATAAGTGCCTGATCAGGGTATGTTTTTAGGGGGTCGGTCACGATCTCGCTTGACGTTCCGGGCATGGTTTTGCTCCTTGGTTCTTCTGGTTCATGTATAATAGTAGTCGCTGACCCTACGGGAAAGCAAGTCCTATTTCCGATCAAGGATTGTTGCATATGTTTACGAAGGACCTAGGAGAGAGGGTGGTAGCGACCTTTGTCCAAGCCTCCCTCGGTGCCATGACATCCAACTCCATATTTGATCTAGGTGTTGATCAGTGGAAGATGGTGGTCGGTGCCGGTGTTGCCGCCGCTATCTCAGTACTCAAGGGAGCGATGGCGACCAAGTTGGGTACGAAGGGCACCGCCTCTCTAACCGACTGAACTACCCGTACACCATAAATGGTGTATAGTATTGGGTAGTTGCTACGTAGTCTCTCGGGTGTGATTCATGGCTGTTGATTTCTGGTCTCCGTCCTATCGGGCGTCCGCTAGTGATCTCACCGTTGCAATCTCACCCCTTGGCCTAGTTGAACTGGCCGATGAAGAGTTTGAGGTCCACGGCCCACGACTGAACCGTTATTCGGCAGCGTGGGCGTGGTACCTCGGACATCACTGGGCGTACCGTAGAGAGTTCGGTGAGTCCCAGTTCTACCTGAACTATGTCCGCACGATGTCGGACTACATCACGAACTTCTGCTTTGGCAAGGGTCTACAGTTTAGGACTCCTGAGCAGAACAACGCTATTATCCCCCACCTCCTCAACAAGGTGTGGGAACAGCACAACAACAAGGAGCACACCCTGTGGGAGATGGGGCAGTTGGCCTCCGTCACCGGGGATTGCTTCGTCAAGGTTGCCTATGAGGAGCCCTACATGGACCCCGTTGGTATTCCTATTGCGGGTAAGATTCGCATTCTCCCCCTCAATCCAGCCCATTGCTTCCCTGAATACCATCCCCACGACAGGACCCGACTACTTCGCTTTAAGTTGAAGTACCGGTTCTGGGGGACGGCTTCAGAGGGTACTCGTCAGGTCTATACATTCACCGAGATCATCACCGACGAGACCGTGGAGCAGTACATCAACGACGAGTTGGTGGACACCTACCCCAATGCTATTGGGCATATTCCTGTCGTCCACATCCCTAATACCACCATTTCGTCCTCCCCGTGGGGGCAGAGTGACATCTGGGACATCATTCCTCTCAACCGAGAGTTGAACGAGAAGATGGCTGAGGTGTCAGACATCATCAACTACCACGCTGCCCCGGTGACCATCA